CGCCCGCATTTTCTGCGGCGTGATGAAATTAGACGGGTGCTCCGCAATCACGCGCCCAGTCGCGGTGATTTGCGCCACATCGGTTTGTAAACCTTGCACCGGCTTTTGCACCTTTTGATTTTTGTCTTTTTTTGCCATGGTTAGCGGCTCCATTTGCTTTTGTAGTCGTTATCGTTAAAATCGTCATCGGCGATGCTTTGCCATTCGATAGGCGCAGCATTTCCTACCGCCAGTTCAAGCAACATCTGCAAAGCATCTGGGCCGTCATCGTGTGCGTGTTTTGGGAAACGGCGCAACTGGTCAATCAACTCCACGCAATCTTTGTGGATTTTGACGTGGCCGTCCTGCATATGCGGCTGCACCGATTCGATGCGCAGCGCCTTGTCGGCGGTCGGTTTCACCCCGCGCGCGGGAATCAGCACGCCTTGCTGCAAGCCGCGCTTGGTCAATTCCGTTTTCAAAAATTCTTGAAACTGCACCACTTCGACCGCCCACAAACGGCATTTGTATTGCTTTTGCAGCTTGATAACATCAGAGATGATTTTGTCGGGCACGCGGCGGCGGATTTGCGCCACCACCACATACAGGGTCACCGTCGGGCGGTGCCAGCCGCCGATTAGAATGGCCGATGGGTCGCGGTTGGCGTTGCGCTTGCCCAAAGAGGGGTCGAGCGCGCCAAACCAAATCAAATCACTTGGCAGGTCTTTGTCGGCAAACAGGGCATCGTCGATGGTGTTGGCAAAAATGGCATCTTCGCCGCTCACCGGCTCATTTTGGTATTCGCAATCAAACGCCTCTTTGCCGATACGCGCGCGGATGGTCATCAGCAGCAACAGCGGCCGCTGCGCCCAACTCACCTTGCTGCCTGCCAGCATCTCGGCCTCATGGGCTTCATAAAATGCCGCCGCAGCCTTGCGCCCCTCATGTTTATAGACGGCCTCCCACTCATCCCACAGCGCCATATCATCAGGCCAGCAGACAACCGCTTGAAAACGGCGGCTGTGCCAAAACGCATTTTCCAACACGCGGTTCAGCACGCTGTCGTAGTGCAAAATCGTGCCTACATAAAGCACATCGTATTTTTCACCGGCTGCGCCCAAAGGCAGCACCGCCTTGTTCACCCAGTCCATCAGTTTCGCGCGCTGCTTCGGCGTTTCCACGTTTTCATCGTTTTCGATGTCGTCGAGATAGGCCATATCCGGTCGGCGTGCGCCGTGCTTGGTACCGCGCAGCTTCATGCCGCTGCCGTAGGCTTTGATTTTATTGCCCTGCTTGGTGATGATTTCGCCGACCCGCCAACGGCGGCCGACCCCGCACACTTCGGGAAAATCCAGCGCCAGCCGTTTGTTTTCCGTCAACTCGGTTTTAATCACTTCCACCGAGCCTGCTGCCTGGTCTTCAACATCGGAAATAATCACCACATTATGTTTGGCATGGCGGATTTCGTCCCACAGAGCCTTAATCTGCACGCCGATGGTGGTTTTCGCTTCGCCGCGCGGCGCGGCCACAGCTTCTGCTTCCGCCTCCGGCGATGCCGTCACGTTTGGCACCACCTCGTCAATCAGGTAATCATGAAACGCCGACCATGTGTCGCCGCGGATGTGGTGGGGGAAATAGGTTTCCAAAAAGAATCGGAAGCCCGTTTGCACGTCAAACACGCGCGCGCGCCGTGCCTCAATATCGGCAGGCGCATCCGACAAGCCTGCGTCTTCGGCTTCGATGCGCTGCACCAAATCCAAGCGGATGCTCTCCATCCGCTCGCGCAGCTGCGCCTTGGTGATTTTCTTCTGCGTCATCGTCAAAATTCCTGCTCGATTACGGGGATAAAGCTCTCAAACACATTTAAAAAATCATTATTGAGCTGCGGGAAATACTGCTTGATGTGCTGCGACAGCAAATCCACCGTTTTAATCGCCACCGCCGCTTCATGCACTTCGGGCAGCAGGCGGCGGTTGGCCGCCATCGCCTTGTTAAACGAATCCGACAGGCTGGCCAAAGCCTTGGCCTTGTCCAACGGGCTGATGTCCGCTGCCTCTTGCAGCTCTTTCATCACCGATTCGTATTGCACAATCTGCCCGGCAATCATGCCGCGCGCGACCGCCTCGACATCGCCACCGGCCAAGGTATGCGCCGCCCGCAGCTTGTCCCAATCATCGCCGCCGTCTTTCGCCGCATCGCGCCAGCGGCGTGCCGTGCCGAATGCCACCTTGCACAACTGCGCCGCCGCCTCCAGCGATTGGCCGTTGATATAGAGGCCGCGCAGCTTGTCGCGTGTTGCCTTTGGATGCGCCATCTCAAGCACCCAAGCCCAGTTTGGCTTTAACGATTTCCCAGCCGGTCGCCACCGCCATGCCGCCCAAGCCGCCATACATGGCAGCGGTGCGGCGGCACTCCTTGCGGATTTCCTTGATTTCGGCATCGATGTTTTCCTGCTGCGCCAGCACTTGGTCTTGCTTCGCCTCGATGCGCGCCAAGGCCGTCAAAATCGGGTCTTTTTGTTCCATTACTTGTCTGCCTTTCTCTCGGCCAGTTTGTCTATTTTTTCTTCCAATCGGTGCAGCGTGCGCATCACACCCTCATTGTCCGCACGCGCTTCTTGCTTGGTGGCATAGTCCAATTGCACCTTGTGCAGACGGCCTTGCAACTCATCGTAGCGCTCGTCGCTCTTTTTCAAACGCCCCGAAATATTGTTGACCCAATACCAAAAAGCCGCCGCAGCCACACCCCACAGGGTTTTAAAACCAAATTCAAAATCCATCGGGTTCATGCCGCTTCTCCAAACACCACCGTGCATTCATGACCGAGCGGGTGCGCCACCGTCAGCGGGGCGCAGCAGTCCATGCCGACGGCCACATCAAATTCAGCCGCCAAGGCTTGGCGCACCGCCTGCACCTGATGACCGAGGCCGACAAGCCCCGTTTCCACGCAGAAAACCACGCCGAAATCCTTATCCATCCGCACCACATAAGCCCAGCTGGTTTTGTCCAGCAGCGCCGCCACGCGGCGGATAAAGCCTTCCTGTTCGCGCGCCTTGGCCAAGCCCATTTCCAGCCCTGCCTGCTTCACCGCCAACACGCGGTTGACCAACTCACGATACGCCGTCATTCTTTTTCTCCGTCATGCCGGCGCAGGCCGGCATCCATGCCTGCCCGAACCCACTCACGCCAAGCCGCGTTCTGGTTTTCCAATTCCTGCACATAGCCGCCGAAAGTGGCCGCGTGGTGCAAAAGCTGCCGCACCGTGCCGCCCTCCGGCGGCGCGGGGCGCAGCGGCGGCACCATCAGCGCCGCAGGCGGCGCAGGCATGGTCGGCACCTCAATCGTTTGTATCGGCGCTGTAGCCGAGGGCTTGGCGGTATTGGTGCAGGCTGTGAGCGCCAATACCGCCAATGCAGCCGCCAGCCGCAGCTTGGTCTTGTTTGATGGCATTTTCGATTCCCTTTTTATTCCGTTCCACTTGCAGGCGGCTTTGCCGCTGCTGCTCGGCCAAAGATTTGGCCAGCGCGTCCGTTTGCGCCTGCCGCGCTTGCGCCAGCTTTTGCACCTCGGCCAGCTTGGCCGTGTAGGCCTGTTCCGCCGCCAACGCTTGCGCCTGTTGTTCGGCCTTGATTTGCGCAATCACCGCCTGCTGCCGGCCAAAGGCCGTCTGAAAACCGCGATGATGCGCATACCACATGGCCGCCGCCAACAAAACGGCCAGCAGCGCCTGCGGCCAATATTTAATCCACATCACGCACGGCCTCCTGTTCCACTTCTTGGCGCTTCACCGACACATACGAACGCGCCACCGCATAGCCGCCGACAATGCCAAGGTAAATCGCCCAGATTTCAGACGGCGCATCTGCCGCCGCCACAAACTTATAAGTGGCCGCCGCGCAGGCAATGTTTGCCCACAATTTACTGTGCGACACTTTGCCCGTGGCGGGGTTTTTGATGATGTCGAGCAAGCTAGCCACGGCGCACCTGCCGTTTCTTTTTCGCGCGCCGCGCCCTCGCCACACCGCTGCTGCGGCCTGATGGGGCAGGCGGTGCTGTCGGTGCGCGGCGGTCGGTGTACCAAGCCACACGCTTGATTTCTGTCGTCTGGCGGCGGCGCAGTCGCTGCCACCACTTTTTCAGCCAAGCCATCATGCTGCCACCTCTTTCGCGATGGCTGCCGCCTGCTGCCGCATCGCCACACGCTGGCTTTGGCCAAACGTGCGGTTGGCGGTGGCGTAGTGTTCCAACACCGTTGCCATATCCTTGTGGCGCGCATCGCAGCCATCAGCAACGCTGTGGCGCAGATTGGCCGCCACACGGCGCACCCAGCCGCGCCCGAACGCATCAAACGTCGACAACTTGGTATAAAAAGCCAAGCGCTCGGCATTAAAGCGGCGCACCACATCACACACCGGCGTGCGCGCCAATGCCGCCAACGTGATGTTGCCGACGATGCCGTCATCCGCCACGCCCAAAGCACGCTGCAAAAAGCGTGCCGCATTGCCGCGGCCGTGGTTCACACAGGCGTCAAAATATTGGTAAGCCAGCGGAAACGGAAAACGCACACAGCCGCAGCCCGACCAATACGCGCGGCGGTAGATTTCCACCGCCTGCGTACGCGTCATTTGGCGCATGCTGCCTTTATAGCCGTTGGCCTGCGCCGTGCGGCGGGTGATGCCCCAGTTGGTTTCGCCGCCCGGATCACGCGGATGATGCACATAGCCGCCCTCATGCCCGAGCACGCGCTCAATCGCTTTTTCAAATCCCATAAATCCCTTTCCAAACTAAACACGGTTTAAAACCCATTTATCAGCCTTTATTTTCCCGCCGCTCCGGCAGCGCTGCGCACGGCAGAGGCTTCAAGCCCGAGCGCGCGCCGCAAAACGCAGCCATAAAAAAAGCCGCCCGAAGGCGGCCAAAGTCTGGCTCACTTAAAACAAAGTTTGCTGATGGCTCACCGGCTCCAAGCGGCCGCGCATAATCGTGTAGCCCGTGCGCTCCGAAATCTTGTATTTCGGACACAAAGCGCTCATGGCCATCAATTTGCTGACGCCTTCGCGCTCCGTCAACACCAAAAATTCATGCCGGAACTGCTCATTGCGCAATTCCCGCAGCGCCTCTTCGCAGCGCGGCACATACAATTCTTCGCCGCCAAACACCCGCAGCAGCTGGTAGGTTTTGGCCTCGCCGATGGCCGCAAACAAGATATGCAGCCGCGGCGTATCCTGCTTGCCGCGCCCGAACTTAAAGCGCGCCCCGCCAATCGCTTTCACCAGCTCGCATGCGGATTTAACGCCGATGGCCTCGACAATATCCAGCATCGACTCCGGCAGCAGATGCCGCACCCGTTCCAAATCCAAATCAACCATGCGCCGTCTCCTTCTTCTTGCGGTTGGCGTGCATCTGTAAAGCCGCCACCAGCTTGTGCAAATGCTCATCGGTCAACCACTCCACGCGGTCAACCTTAAACATCCCCCGCGCCATACTGTGTGCATAGTTCCAGTGGTAGCCCAATTCCGCCAGCAGCGCGCCTACCTTTTTCAACATCGCATCCGCCGATGCACGGCGGTTCGGCCGCTTGCCGCCCTTAGCCTTCGGCGCAAAACCCTGTTTTTCCAATTCGGCCAACACCGCCTCCAGCCCGCGCATATCCAGCTTGGTGCAGGAGTTTTTACCGCTCACCCGCAAAAGCAGGGCGCGATAAGTCGCATCGTCCAGCCCGAGTTGTTGCTGGCCGATTTTTATTTTCGCAATTAATTTGCGCCGTTGTGCTTGAGCGTCCATATTCAGATTCCTTAATATTTCAAGTGTTTATTATCTTTTATTGCATCATGTCAGTCATTCCCCAATGGAGTAATAAACGCAAAAAATCCCCTAAAAAGGGGATTTTGTTCGGAGCCGTTTCAGACGGCCTATTGCATAGTGGCGGGTGCTGTGATGTCTTCGGTTTTCGAGCCGTTCAAACGCGCATTGGCTTCAATCGTCATCATCGCCACCACCGCCAGATTCTGCGCCAGCGTGTTTTCCGCCGACGGCATTTGGGTGATGCGGTTCGGGTTTTCGAAGCGCAGCTGCACATCAACGCCGGTGTCCATGTCTTCGATGGTAATCGTTACTTTTGCCATTTTTATCTCCTTAATCCTGCCAGCCGCCCATAAGCATCGCCAGCTCATCAATGATTTCGCCAAGCGCAGCGGCCTGAATCACCTGCGAGGCATACATTACGCTTAACGCATCGTCACCAACTTCGGCTTCTTCCTGCAACACATCCAACCACTCGATGCGCTTGAGGCTGAAATCGCGGGTCAGCACAAAGCGCACCGAATCTCGCCACTCCAGCTCCAGCTCGGTCACCATCATGCCCTTGTTGATGTGTGCGGTCACATCGGCATCCGTTAAGTCTTTGCGGCTGATTTTAATCACCGGATGCACATCGCCCACGCCTTCAAGGGTAGCCGAATAGCCGAGCTCAAAGCCGCCCGGCGCTTCGCCCGCCGCCAGCCAGTCGGTCATCAGGCCGGTGCGGGATTGCCGTGTTTGCGGGTAGCGGGCATTGATACCGCCCAGCGCTTCCCGCAGCCGCGTCAACAGGTTCTCCGCTTTGGCGCGGCGGGCATTGTCCACCAGCAGATAACCGCGTTTGCCGTCTATCAACGCCTCAATGCGGCTGCTGCGGGTAAACGCGCGCGGCAGCAAGTCATCGATAATCTGCTCTTTCATTTCCTGCTTTTCTTTGCGGCCGACATTGCGCGCTTCGGCACGCTTGATATCGGCCACCTGCTCATCGAGGATGCTGCGGATGACCCCGGCGGGCAACACCTTTTCCTCACGCTTGAGCGCCAAGCGCAGGCTGCCGTCGGCCTCAAACACCGGGGCATCATCAAACGCGGCGGCGCTGTCAAACCCCTCATTAAACCAGTCCAAGCCCAAACAGGGGGCAAACGGCAAATCAAGCAGCGCATCCGCCAAGTCCGCTTTAGACGGTGCGCCATCCGGCAACCGGTAAACCGTAGTATTTTTAAACCACATAATCCAATCCTTTCGTTTGTTTTTTCAGACGGCCTTAGCCGATGTCCATTACTTTTTCACCACGGGTTGCGCTGTTACCGCCACCCCAATAGCTCAAAATGCGCTCGCGTTTTTCAGGCAATTTAATGTATTTGACTTTGGCGGGGATTTCTCTGCATGGCGCTACGCCGCCGCGCCAACCGTTTCGGGACAACGGCAAATCACCGTGGTCGGCTTTGGCCTTTTCCAATGCGGCAATTAAATCTGATATTCGGTAAACCGCATCATCGTCAAATAAATCATTCATCTCACACCCCCGCCAAATCCGGGTCGTTCGGCTCGACCACAAAATCTTCCACCCCGCTCACAATGCGGATGCCCGGCACCTGCCCGGCGGCAAACAAATCGGCTTCGTTCAAGATCGCGTCTTTATTGATTTCGTCTTTGGTGCGTACAAAACGCGCCAGCGTGGTTTTTCCCTTCAGGTAGGCCAGCACCGCCGCCACACCCGTTACTTTCACGCTTTTCGGCGCTACCCGCCATTTCACCAAGCCCGTGCCGAAATCCACAGTTTTGGTTTTGTGGTTGTCGGTCAACTCCACTCGGTTGGCTTCGGCAAACGCCTGCACGCCGTCGGTCAGGCTTGCCATCTCCGCCTTATAGGGTGCGGCACGCTCGCCATATTGCTGCTCAAGAGCGGCTTTTTTGTCGCCAAGCTCGGTTTCCAAGCGCTTCACTTCGCGGGCAAGGTCGCCAATACGGCGGATATGCGCCGCCGCCTCGGTTTTGTCTTGTGCGGCCACCACCATCGCGGCTTTCTTCACACGGGTTTTCTTGATTGCTGCCATTTTTTAACTTCCTTTCTGTTGTAAAACACGGTTTAAATTGCTTTTAAGTTCTGCCGATTTCTGTCGTCCCGCTTCGCGGTCAGGCGGCGGTGCGGCCAAGGCTTTGCGCGGGATTAAACGTGGCGGCAGGTTGCGGATAAACGCCGCCACATTCGGCCACTCTTCGGCGGCGGCCAGCTGCTTGAAGGCCATCTGAAAGCGGGGACGGTCATATTCCTCGGCCAAACCTTCGGGGCGCTCTTGCAGCCGTTGCAGCCAAATCCCCGCCACCACCGGCAAATCCTTGGCCGCAGGCTTGCCGCGGGCGATTTGCGCCGACATCAGCGCAAACCCGGCCGCGATTTCCTGCCGCGCCCAGTCATCGCCCGCCCATGCGCTCAAAGCCGCCACACCTTGGCGCAGCTTGGTATCCGCCGCCGCGCCGCCGTTTCCCTCTCCCGCTTGCGGGGGAGGGTTAGGGTGGGGGCTTTGCGGCTGCCAATGGCTGATAATCTCGTACAGATAGCCGTGGCTTTTCAGCGGCGTTTTCAAGCGCCCGGCATCGCGTGCGGCCAAAGCTGCATCAAAGCCGTATAGCCAAGCCGCTGCGGGCGCATCCACCGCCACACCGTCGCGCCGGATAGAGGCCGTCTGAATATCCGGCAGGATTTCTTTCAGCAGCTTCGCCATTCGCCCCCAGCCCAATTGCGACTTGGCCGGGCGAAACAAACCCAAATACCGCACCGCCGCCTTACCGATACCGCCGTCCATCTCCAGCAGCAGGCGCAACACCTCGGCTGCTTCCGCATCTGCAATCAGCGCGTCCAGGCTGTGCACCGCGCCGCAGTTTGAGCAACGGATATTCATAGCGCCTCCCTGTAAAACTCACGTAATGCGGCACCCGTTTCGGCTGCGGCGCTGATTTTTTCAAAGTCCGGGTGCTCGCTTGAATACACTACCGTCAGGTATTTAATTTTTCTCATCTCTATGCTCCAATCTGTTTGTATTTATCCGCGCCCATCGCCTGATGCAGTTGCG